TTTACCAAGCGCGCCGTTATTACCAGGCAGATTGACCAGATAAACAAAATTATAGAAGAAAGGAATAACGGATTTGATTATTTTACGGATAATCGATTTTCCCTGTACGAACTGGATGAGAACCAGGAGAACCAGGCTTATAAAATGTACTGTGCCGGTACATTGGATCCGGAATTCTACATACAGGGGTTGTATCATGAAAAATTCAAATTAAATAAAGATTCGATAAAGAATGTCGAATATAAGCGCTTTATTACCTTTTGTGAGATGATAATAAAGCTTCACAAAGAAATCTCAGAAAAAAATAAAAGCAAGAAAAAGAATACGTAAAGTTTCTATATTTTAACCAAACAATCGAATGTACGATTGAATTTACAAAGGAAAGATAAAATGCCAATTCAAAGAAATAGAAATAGTCTCAACAGCATGTACTCGGCTCTTAACGAAATTGGTTCTGCCAATAAGCGTAAGGATAAGGATGAAAAGCCGAGTTATGAAATCGAAGGCCTCTTTAAGCCTCTCATGAAGAACGGTAAGTTCAAGGTCATTCTTCGCTTCCTCCCGGCTAAGGTCGGTGACGGCGATGAAATTCCTTGGGTTGAAAACCGTATTCACCTCTTCCAGCTCGAAAACGGCCAGTGGTTTGGTTGTGATTGCGTCGGCAAGTTCAAGGACAAAGACTTGAAGTGCCCGATTTGTGAATATAACTCCATGGTTTGGAACAAGTATGGTAAGACTAAGGAAGCACGTGACCGTGTCCTCGGCAAGTGGAAGCCGAAGTATTACTCAAACGTCTATATCGTGAAGAACGAAAACCAGCCGGACACCGAAGGTAAGGTTTTCCGTCTCGAATATAGCCGTGCAATTATGGGTTTCATTACTGACGCTATCGCTGACAAGAAGGATGATGAAACTGGTCAGATTATTCCGGGTATTAACCCGTTCTCTTACTACGGACCGAATGACAAGTGCGTTCTCTCCGGTGAAGAAAAGGCCGGTGCAAACTTCGTCTGGGAAGGTATTCAGGATTCTAATGGCCCGAGCTATAAGACTTCTCACTTCAACAAGCCGCGCCGTATCTGCAAGCATGCTGCAGATGATATGCTTTATGATATGACTGACGCAGAAATCGATGCAGTCGATGCACAGCTCTATACCCTCAAGGACATCGAAATCCCGAAGGAAAAGTATCGTTCTTACAATGCTATTGTTGAATCTTACAACAAAAAGTCTGGCAAGAACCTTTTTGAGGAATTTGCTGATGGTTCTGAAGATTATGCAGCTACGACCAAGACTTCTACATCGATGAACATTCAGACTACTGCCGTTAACGACGACGAAATCTTCGGTACTGCAAGTCAGCCGCAGAAGATGTCTGTTCCGACTGCAAGCTTCACTGAATCTGCTCCGGCTTCCAGCATGCCGTTTGACGATGAAGAATCTTCTGTTGCTACGCAGCCTGCGGTTTCGTCTGCAGATGATGAAGATGATTTCTTCGCAAAGCTTGCTAATAGCTAATTTTGAACAAAAATAAAATAAGGCATAAGAGATTCAATTCTCTTATGTTTTATTTTGCCCATTTAAAGGTAAATTATGAAAAAGACTACAACAAAGAAAACTACAAAAGCAGATTTGACCCGTGCTCGCGAAATCGCAGACGTCCTCGGCGTTCTTAGTCAGTTTATTCCGCGAGTCGACGGTAGTTCTGGTATTTCTCCACTCTTCTCACGTGAATTTTTGCTTAAGGATTTGATCGGTCTTACTCAAGAAGAATATGACCGTAATGAAGATTTGCTCAAGAAGGAATGCGGCAATATTCTTGAAGTTCTCAAGTCTCTTGTTCCGCAAGAAGATGCACAGGCTATTACAGAAGCTCAGACCAAGAAGTCTAAGAAGTCTAAGGAAAAGGTAAACTAAAATGATTGATACAAATAGCATGTACGGCAATGTTGCCGAAGAAAAAGACACGTTTGCACAGATGCAGCAAGCTCTTAAGCAGAAGGCTGAAGCCGAAGCAAAGATTAAGTCTGCAGAAGAGCAAGCTCGACTTGCAAAGGTTGCCGATGATATTGTAATTCCGGATGTCGATGAAAACTATCCGAATAATGCTCTTCAGGTTATGTTCGATATGCAGGAATCTTTGCAGAATATGCTTGGTAAGAAACGTGGAACTCTTACTCCGGATTCTAAGGAAAACTTGTTTGTCAAGTCCGGAATGTCTATCTATCATCTTGGCAGTGTCGTAACTGAACTCTTCGAACTCGACGAACAGATGCAGAAGGACAATTACGAAATTACTGACGACAGTCGTTTCGAATTGACTGATGCAGTTCATTTCCTTATGAATACGTTGCTTTATATCAATATGAAGCCTCGTGAAACTCTCGAATGGTACTATGATAAGGCTAAGGAAGATTTCCATGCAGGTACTATTGGTGAAACTTCTATTCGTTTTCTGATTGGTGACTATATTATCGCATTCGGCCAGATTATGCAGCAGTTGCCGTATAAGGCATGGAAGACTTATGAAACTTATGAACCGAAGGTTCCGTATACCGTTCTTTATGACATGGTTGATACCCTTATGGTTAAGTTCATCAAGCTCTATGTCGCACTCGGCATGACTCCGCAGGACATCTGGAAATTCTATTACGAAAAGAATCGTGAGAATTTCAAGCGTCAGAAGACTGGCGGTCGTTACGAAAAGTAATTTTTAATAAATTGCTTTAAAAAAGGGGTTGACAACATGTCAATCCTTTTTTATATTTAACGCAACGAATCAATAAAGGAACACTAAATGTCTCCATTTCTTTATATTTTAATGGGAATAATGGCACTTTATATCCTATGTGATATTATTCAGAAGTGCAGTAACAGAAAACCATCCATGCCGGCTGAACCGGAAAAACCAACAATTAGATCCAAAATGGTTGAACAATATGGTGGTAATATTACTACCTTGTTCAGATATGGTAATCTTGTATTCTGGGTATATTCGGATTCCATTAACGAGCTTAACAAATCGAATGAACTTAAAGTTCGTAATACAATTATCAAAACTGGTATCGATAAAATTCAAAAGACTTTAGATAATTCATGCTATAAAGACTATAACGGCAATTTTAATATTTTTGTCCCGTTGATTAATGACAAACGTAATGAACAAATCAGCTGGGATTACAAGTTTATCGCAACTGACGATGAATTACTGGGCACAGTAAAGAAATCTTCAAAACAGCTTGCAGACGACATTAGTAAACTTATTTCAGAAAAGGAGTAAACCAAAATGAAAGCACTCGCAATTATCGGTATCGTTGTAGCCGTAATCTTAATGGGCGTATTCGGAGTACAAAGCTCTCAGAATACAGCAATCGCCAAGGAACAGCTTGTAGAAAGCTCACTTAGCGATTTAAACGCAGAATATAATCGACGAGCCGGCTTGCTCGTCAACTTGGCGGAAGCAGTCAAGTCTTACAACAAGCATGAGGCGGAAGTTCTCATTAAGCTTTCAGAAGCACGTACGCCAGACGAAGGTAAGGGCAACGTTACAGCTTCTGCATATATCAAGGGCGTCGTAGAACGCTATCCGCAGTTACGCTCTATCGAAAATTACGATAGGTACATGAGCGAATTAGCCATGACCGAAAATCGTATCAGTTCACACAGAAAATATTACAATGCGAACGTTCGTGATTACAAGCGTCATATCCAGATGTTCCCGACCCGTATCTTCTTGAGTATTTTGGGTTATCAGGAAAAGGATTATGCATATCTCGAATTCCAGAATGCGCCAGTAGACGCGCCTACCGGTCTTTTGAAGGATTAATAAATGTACATCGGCGATACCAATATTGAAGTTACACAGAAAGAGCTGATTGTCGCAATCATTTTCGCTCTTATCTCAATCGGCATAGGTTTTTATGTCGGCAATAGGATGGATATTTGGCAGGATGAACATAATGCCAAGTATAACCAGGCTGTTAAAATTGACAACGATTCTACACAGTTTGCCTATGCTTTCAAAACCAATGCAGGTCATACATTATCGCATGGTACCGTCGAAGCCATAGGCAGCGTTACGGACAATAATATTCCTGGGCAGTATATGTCAATACATCGTGTATTAGAAGTCTACACGATGCACACAAAGCTCGTCTGTACAGGTTCTGGTAAGACACGCTCATGCCATACCAAGGTTTATTGGACATGGGATTATAAAGGCGCAGACGATTGGGCAGTAGAAAAGATTAAATTTCTCAAGAAAGAATTTTTCTACAATGCATTCCCTACGTTGCCATCCGGCCATTATATAAAGACCGTAAATTTTGCACCAAATAGGCGTCATGTCTATTATGGAAGAAGCTTGACTTATACTGGAACTCTCTATGCAAATATCGACAACCATCGACTTAATGATGGAGAATTCCGGAATAATGTCACAATTGACCAGGCGATAGATGCGTTTAGCTGGAAACATGTCGTACTCTACTTCTGGTTAATTTTTTCAGCCGTTATCTTGATTATCTGTTGTGTCTTTGTCGCGATGGATAATGAATGGCTGAACGATTAGATACTAACTGAAACAAACATCAACAAAGGATCAATCAATGATTAGTTCCAATATCCTCATCGGTGCGGGCATCGGCCTGTTCGTACTGTTCGTTATCATCCTCTTCGTTACGTCTTACATCAAGGCTGCGCCGGACGAAGTAATCATCATCTCTGGTTTCCGACAGCTCCGAACAATCATCGGTCATGCCGGTTTCAAGATTCCGTTCCTCGAACGTGCTGACGTTCTTAGCTTGAAGTTGATTCCGATTGACGTAAAGACCCAGAACGCAGTTCCGACCAAAGATTACATTAACGTTACAGTTGACGCAGTTGTTAATGCGAAGATTTCTGACCAGCCGGACGACATTAAGAAAGCCGCACAGAACTTCTTGAACAAAGACATTAATACTATCAAGGGAATGATTGTCGACGTTTTGGAAGGTAATATGCGTGAGATTGTCGGCCAGATGAACCTGGTCGACATGGTTACTGACCGTAAGCAGGTTTCTGAAAAGGTTCTTGAAAACGCTATTCCTGACCTTAAGAAGCTCGGCGTTATCGTTGAAACGTTCAATATCCAGAACTTCTCTGACGACGGCAAGGTTATTGAAAATCTCGGTGTCGATAAGGCCGTAGCAATCCAGAAGGCTGCTTCTATTTCTCGTGCAAATGCAGAACGCGACGTCAAGATTGCACAGGCTGAAGCTGCTAAGTCTGCAAACGATGCCCAGGTTGCTGCTAACCTCGAAATCGCACAGAAGCAAAATGATCTTGAAGTTAAGAAGGCTGACCTTAAGCGTATCTCTGATACCAAGAAGGCTGAAGCTGACGCTGCATATGAAATTCAGAAGCAGGAACAGCAAAAGACCATTAACATCACTGCCGCAGCTGCTGAAGTTGCAAAGCAGGAAAAGCAGATTGAAATTCGCGAACGAATGGTAGCTGTCCGTCAGAAGGAACTCGAAGCAGAAATTCAGAAGAAGGCTGAAGCTGAAAAGCAGGCACAGATTCAGAAGTCTGACGCTGACCTCTATAAGCAGCAGAAGGAAGCTGAAGCTGCACTCTTCACCCAGAAGCAGCAAGCCGAAGCTATTAAGGCTAAGGCTGAAGCTGATAAGGAAAAGGCTTTCGCTGAAGCTGCCGCTACTAAGGCTAAGGGTGAAGCAGAAGCTGACGCTGTAAAGGCTAAGGGTCTTGCAGAAGCTGCTGCTCTTGACCAGAAGGCTGAAGCTATGAAGAAGTACGGTGACGCAGCTCGTCAGGAAATGCAGCTCAAGACCATTGAGAAGTATTTCGAACAGCTCCCGGCTATCGCTGGTGCAATCGCAAAGCCGATGGAAAAGATTGGCAACATCACTATGTACGGTCAGGGCAACACTGCTCAGCTTACTGGTGACATCACCAAGACCCTTACTCAGGTTTCCAACGGTTTGACCGATTCCCTCGGTCTCGACCTTAAGACTGTTCTCGGTTCCATGTTCGGCGCTCGCCTCGCTGGTGTCGCTGGCACTCCGAAGACTGTTGAAAAGGCTGAAGCTGAAGTTGTCGCTGAAGCAGAAGCTCCGAAGACTGAAGCTCCGAAGGCTGAAACACCAAAGACTTCTGCTGAGATTTTCCCGGGCATTACAAATGCTCAGGCTGAAAATATCGCAGCACAGCTTCTTGGTGACCAGCAACGCCGTCGTCGTCGCTAATCCTGATATAATGAGCTGATTTATTAAAAGGGAATGGGAAACCGTTCCCTTTATAAATATTTTCGAAAAAATTATTTAGTCCAAAAATACTTATTATTTTTTACTATATTTAAGATTGCTATGAGAGTACTTCAGTACATAAAAAATCAATATGATAATGAAATGCATCCGATGGAATGGTCAGATAAGGCCATGCGCCAATTTATGCATGTTATTCAGCATCCATTGGTTGTCGAAAAGAAAGACATGATTCCGCAGTGGAAATTTTGCACAGTTAAAGGAACTAAGAGGCAGACTGAAAATATTGATTCTACCGATGTGCTGATTCTGGATTTCGATAGTCCTACATATACAATCGACGAATTTGAAAGTACATTTAGGAATTTTATGTTCATTCTTCATACGTCACATTCTTATGACGGTACGAACCAGAAATTCCGTGTTTTTCTATTCCTGGATAAGGAATACGATATTCAATTATTGTTCTTCAAAGGCCATAACGAAGCTTTCAGTCCTTATCATTTCATGCTGAAATATTTCCCTATGGCTGATAAGGCAAGTTTTACAAGAGCACAGTTTTTCAAAATGCCTGCTATCAAGGAAAAAGGTGCACCGTACTATTACAAGATAAATAACGGTGATCTTTTCAATCCGTTTAAGGAACTCGGATATGAATTCAAACTGGCGTATGAACTGTGTCAGGAAAAGCAGACTGAATATCTACTTGCAAAGAAAAAACAGAATGAAATGTTTAGAAAACTCAAGGGCGATATGAACCTTGACAATGCGAAAAAATACCTCGGTGAAAAAATTGAAAACGCTCCGAGCGGTGAACGTCATAATGTAATATTCAGCTGTGCCGCATGGTTTAAGCGTATTGGCGGTACGTATGACGAATTTACTGAGGTTGAGCCTTCCTGGGCAGACAGAGCCTATTACAAGCAGATACGTAGGCTTGCGAGCGAATGGGACAGGCTAGGATAAGTTTAAAAAAGAAAGGATGATATATGCAGTTATATAAAGAATTATGGAATGCATTTAACGATATACATTTCGAAGAAGTCGGTCATAAGTATACTGATTCAGTAGGTACGAAATATACTTCCGTAACTACGTTTATCGGTCAGCTTGAACCGGATAAGGACTGGGATATGATTGCTGAAAAGGCAAGTCAGAAACTCGGCGGAAAATATTACGGCAAACAAGTCGCTGATATTCGTGCTGAATGGAAACAGGCAGGCGATTACGCATGTACATTAGGTACGGCAGTTCATAGTGTTGCAGAATTCGAATGGCAAAACAAGGAATTCTATCCGGACTATAATGAACTCGACAAGTTTGAAGGAATGCGTGAAGACTTTGAATGGCGTAAGAAAAAAGCAAAGGCATTGATTGCGACATTGAAAGAACGCTATATACCGATTAAGAACGAATTCATCGTTTATGACCGTGACTGGGGTCTTGTCGGAACTATTGATTTCCTTTGCTATAATAAAATCAAGGATTGTTATGCGATCCTTGACTGGAAAACGTCGAAGAAATTCGACCATACAAATCGTTACCAGAAAATGAAAGAACCGTTCAACACGGAAGACGACTGTAACTGTAATCATTATAGCATGCAGCTTTCTCTATATAAGGCTATTCTCGAAAAGCATTGTCCGAGCATGAAGATCGGCGAAATGATGCTTGTTCAGATTCCATGTAAAGAAACTGCAAAATCAGAAATATTTTTGTGTAAAGATTACAGCCAAAAACTTATCGATTATCTTGATTCGAGAATTATAAATACAAAGCTTAATAAAAAGGGTAAAAAATGAAAGTAGAAAATCTTACAATCAGCAAATTCTATCTCAAGCAGCTTTTTGAAGAATTCAATCCGAAGATTCTTGTAGATGGTACAAATGCAAAATATTCTTGGTTTATCTATAAGAACTGCGAAGTTATGGCTCCGGAATATGCGAAACTTATGAATGAGCTTTATGATGAACGCCGTGAACCAGAATATCCAGAAATTTGGAAAGCACAGCAAGAACTTCAAGAACAATTTGCTGACCGTGACGAAAAAGGAAATGTAGTTACTCGTAACGGTTTCCCGGTATATACGAAACATGCGAAGGAATATGATGAAGCATTTGCAAAACTTCGTCAGGATCATAAGGAATTTTTTGAAAAACTTGACAAGAAAGACGCAGTAAACCGTGAAATTTTTAATCAAACTGTAACTATTGCTGCAACAATGCTTGAAGTTTCTGAATTTCCGAATAATGCCAAGCCGTTTATTGTCGGTACTCTCGGTTACTAATAATAAAGAATATACCTATATGGCTGTCGGTCTCAGACTGGCAGCCATTGTTATAAATAATAAAAATGATGATACAGAATAAAGATACATTTAATATTAATAAGGTAATGATACCTTTCAATAAGGCGGAACTCGACAAGGTTATCTCGAGAACTGTTATAAACGGATATGTGGCGACTACATATGATATGATGATTGATACCCTTAAGAACATATCGAACGCTACAGAATATGCTGTTACGCTTAATCCGAACACTATTTTTATGAATTCTAACAGTCCGCTTGAGCGCGTAAATGTATTAATCCGTGTTGAAGGAATTCCGACATATAAAGAATTTATCGATTCCATGGTTCAAGGCGACGAATCAGAATCATGGTCCAATTTCTTGACTTATTCTGAACTTTTTAAAGACGAAATTAAAAGGCTTAAGGTCGTCGCCTATAAAAAATTTCTCTGGAATTATCATAATATTGATACATGGTTTTCTGAAAAAAATATCGGGCTTGTAACAGACGATAAAAATCTTTTGCTTTCTGATTTCGACTTATTTAAGTCTCGCGTCCTTGAGTCCGATGACTATGTTTCTTTTATCGACTGCTGTCTTGAAGACGACTTAAAAAACGCAATCGGTTTTATCGTAAAAAACGGCGGTAAATTATTGACAAAATATAAAGTCGAACTGAACAACCATATTGCCGAAGATAATAAACAACAAGAATCTATTATTCTGAAGAAACCTATTATTACTAAAATCTTCTTGCAGTCGGCTGCAGCCGGTATGTGCCGCCGTGACTGGCCAAAAATCAAGTTTACCGTGCTTGATAAAAAGTCTTTTGATACTATCGGTCTCTGGGATTAATTATGGCATTAATAGTAAAAAATTTCGCAGAAACAAAAAATAATGGCCGTTTATTTGACAGTATAGAAGAAGATAGGCTCCGTAAAGAAAACTGGTATTTTGAATATGATGCAGAACATCCAGATGAAAATACCATTTATTTCAATTCTTCACCGGTTGCTGTAAATCTTTCTACGTCTATCAAAAACATTGTCATTGATTCGAAACCTCCGGTTGTTGTAGGTTCCGATATTCAATACATGGTTTACGAATCAGATTATAAATGCGAAATTACCTATAATTCCGATTCGCCGATTGATATTGGTCAGCTTGTCATTATGAACGGCGATACAAAATTATTTGTAACCTTACGTAATCCTGACGCTGAACGTATTACGACTCAGTATATTAAGAATATTTCTATCAAAAAAGACGGAAATACCTATAAACTCAGATTCACGATAGATAAATCTTATGATGTAGATAAACTGAATGCCGATCAAATTACTGTTTATGTATGGGACACTGCGGCAAATTATGCCGTATTTACGACCGATAGGACTTGGTATTATTTAAAACGTAATAAAGACAATGATTTAATTACTCCGCTCATTATCGAATTTATTGACGTCATTCCCAAGGACATGATTATCCGCGATAATGTCGAAGGTAAAACTTTGGTAAAGATAACAAACCCGAACGTTGATTTACGCAGCATTACGCCGACAGTACAACTCGGTGACGGAAGTATCGGATTTCTGGATGTTTCTACATTTACATACGATCCTGTAGCCGGAATTCTGTTATTCTATATTACCCATATCAATAAAACCGGTAATGTAGTAGTCCAAGCATGGATAAGCATGGATAACTCTGAAATTTATCAAGTTATTAAGAATGAAACCTATGCCGAAAATACTCTTGGACCATTTATCTATGCTGACGAAGGCCGTAAGTATAAATTTGGAACATACTATCCGAAATATCTTGATGACGAAAACTATTCGAATTTCGTCATGTTTACACAGGATGTCTTGAATACTTGCCATACAAGCCTTGAAACTGGCAACCGTATTGGTGTTCTTGAAAAAATTGCCCGTATCGGTAATTTTAACTATATAGATAAACTTGAAACTCCGTTAATCGATTATTATAAAAACGAATTCAATTATGAAGTCACGCCTAACCTCGACGATTTCCTTTATTATATGTACTATAAACCAGAGGATAATGAATAATGCCAAATTATAGCGATACTGTCAAACGAAACGCCAACGAGGTGATACGTTATCTATATAACAATATGCCTACTTATAACCAGTTAAAAGGCACTTATACCGGCATACAGATGATTCTTAACCTCATGGGCCTATGTGCAAGCATTACCGAATTGTGGTCTACAAGGACACCGAATGCTCTTAAAAATTTCGAAGGCGATATTCTTTATAGGGCAGACTACCTTAACGCAGTAAGACAACGCATCGAAGAATGGGGAAAGGCCGATGTCAAAAACTACTTCCTGACGTCTCGTTTCGATATTGACATCCAGCAAAATAATGCCATGTCGTTTAAGACTTTTAATAACGCATCACGTACAATTATCGATACGATTTTGCAGATGAAACCGGTTACTCGTTGTCTCCGTTATCTGTATTACATAATCAAGATTGATACAGGTATTCATTTTGACTATAATATACATTTTTCTAAAGGTTCTGAAGACGATGGCGCAGGGTCGGGCATAACAGTTCCGTTAAAAAACTTTAGATATAAATGGGATGTTCTTAATAACCCGTTATCATACAAGTCAAAGATAGATATTGACAATAATAGCGTCTATAGCCTGTTTTTACCGTGGAATACTATGCGTGCAGCATATATCGACCCTGACAGTAATGAAACGCATACGCTAAAGAATGCCTATTTCAATCTTAACGAACTTGACAGAAAATTCAATTTGGCTGATCAAAAAACTTTCAGATTTAAACTAGAAGGTAATTTCAAAGATAAGTCTTATGATTCCAATGAATATGAAAAAATATTTACTTTAAATATCGGTTCCGAAGTCGATATTAAAACAGAAACTAACGGTATTCTTATAATATTCAAAGGTACTGCAATTTCGACTTTGATTGACCTGTTCAATTCATTAAACGAAATACTCGCTACAGAAAATTCGAATTATTTCGATTTCTTACAATCTGAAAATGATGATGAATTATTTGATCTGATTCCTGAAAATGCGGTTGAAATCGATGCAAGTGAAAGAACGTTAGATAAAAACGGTATCAATTTATATTTAACCACCGTA